CACACATACTCCATTTCCTCTATCACTCCCACGTAATATTTCATTATCCAGGACTCCTTACTACTTTCACCATTACACCACTTCTTCACGTATTTCTCTGTCCAAAAATTGAAAACTTTTTTGAAATCCCACAGAAACCAAAAAATAATTCCACACACACATAAAATGTCGCTCCGAACAAACAACCGCAAAAAAGTCTTCAATCTCGGCGCCGCCGACGTTGACCAAAAAATAGAAATCAAAACCCTACATTTCAACTTCACCGAACAAATGACACACGAACTTGCCATATTTGCAGACACGCACAAAAATGATGACCGCAAATCATTCAAGGCGGCATGGTCTGAATGGTTAAACACCGCAGCAATTTCATCCATAATTGAAACCGAAATCCAAACCCAAACCACAAAAGGATTCGTCGGTGACATTCTAGACAAAATGTTCACAAGTGTCCGTTATTATTTCCGCAAAAAGCTGTTCAAAGTCAAACCGGAAAAACACGAACGCAAGCCGTACATTTCATTGTGCCCCAATTTCCTCGCACAAATAGACAAGCACGCTCTCAGTATCATCAAAGAACACACAGTCAAATACGATTCCGACAAAAACCTCGCAAACATATCGCCGGCACAAGCATACGCCAACTTTTGCGATACAAACCAGGAACCAATGTACGCCCAGATAGAGCATTTAGTGGATTTGCTGGAATACACCGAAATCTGCGAAAAAATGAAAAAGACATACAAGAACCGGTTCCATTTGATGAAAACAAATGTTGAAAATATGTATGTATAATGACAACCGAATGCTTAATCTGTTTGACACCAACCAAAATAAAAATAAACAAAAGCACATCCCTTTATTCAACCACGACAAAGCATTATTATGTACAAAATTGTAAATGTACCATGATTTGCCATCCGTCGTGTATGGAAAAGTGGATGAATGTCTCTCCGAATTGCCTGATTTGTCGCAAACCACTCGGAGTCTGTTGGAGCTTTCAACGAATAAAGACGACGTGTATCTTTTTTTGTTACGACAGGCGAATCCACCTAATTATAGTTATGGCAATCTATTTGAAGATGATGTTTTTTATTTACGAAAACACCGCCACTACCCATTGTAAAAGTATACCAGTGAATATTCATACCGACATGCCACATGATAAATATATGAAGACCCATACTACATCATATGTAGTATAAACAAAAAGAATATAAACAAAAATGTAGTATTGTACATATAGAATGGACAAACAAGGAACAAACATTGATAAACTCGTCGCATCATTGGCAGAACTGAATGAAGACCTTGCCAACCTGAAATCGGCCGTAGATACTGTTGAGAAGAAAGTAAAAAAGGTGAAGCACGTCGTGGATTTGTTGATTAAGAAGGAGACGAAAAAAACGAATAAGCCAGTGAAGGAGCGAAAACCATGTGGCTTCGCGATTCCATCAAGGGTCAGCGACGATATGTGCGACTTTATGGGCGTAGAGTCCGGAACTCCAATTTCGCGTATCCAGATAACCAAGCATATCAACAAATACATCAAGGACAACGCACTTGAGAACCCTGAGAACAAGCAAAACATAGTCCCGGATGATAAGTTGTGGAAGATTTTGGGAGAGGAGGCGCGCGATTTGAGAATCACCCATTTCACCCTTCAGAAGCATTTGAACCGTCATTTTATCAAGACTGCAGTTGCTCCAGAGGCCCCTGCCGTATAAGCACACATATTAGATGTCTTCAAAATTGACTTCTTCATCAAATTGGATTGTTGATGACACGGCAACATTCTCATACAAGTCTTTGGATGTCGGCTTTAGTTCACCATTGTCTTCAAATACGAATCCGGTAGCATCGTCGGTATCCGCATCGGCATCGGCATCATCATCGTTCTTGGACGCATTTAGCAAATGCTTCCAATTGTATCCAGGCAAATTGCGGAGTTCATCAATATTGTACTTGTCATAAATACAGAGCAACTCACACTTCTTCGTCTCCTTTTCCCAGTCGTACAGTCCGACCAATACCCAACTGCCCTTCACAACAATATTGTCGCGCTTCTTGCGTCCGGTGAACTTGCCACCCATTCGGCAGTTGAGCGTTTCGCCATCAATCGTAATGACATCCAACCTGTTTCCAAAGTTTTGACTAACACATGCGTAGACCTCGTCGGGGGACTGCGACTTGCGCAACTCCTCGGCGCGAGTGTTGTTGGAATGTTTGCTTGCTTGTTTCTTCGCGTATTTGCCGCCGCCAGTATTTTTCACCATTTTGTATTTATTATATGTTTTTAAAACAATTATTGTATTGTTTTCAATTTCTTGGATATAACCTCTCCGAGGTTATATCCAAGAAACACCTGAACTTCAAAATATATATTTTGAAGTTCCGCAATTTTTTGGATATGAATCTTACAGATTCCCATCCAAGAAACATCTGTATGCCGAGCTCCCTAAAGGGCGCTCGGCATAAGCACTTTGTGAAATGCTCCCTTTAGGGAGCATTTCACAAACACCCTACAACAAAAATGTGTCATTTTTGAAATAATCGCGGCCATATATATAATGTCTGCGTGGAGTGATTTGATTAAGAAGCTCGTAAAAGAGAACCCTGGAACACCTCTCAATATTATATTGCCGATGGCAAAGAAGCAGTATAAGAAGCCGGACGATACAATGAAACAGCCCATTCGTTCAACAAAACGCAATATTAAGCGCAACCGCGTATCTAGACGTAGACTGAGACGATAAAATATCAAGCATCCTTATAATGCCTTTTACAAAAGACAAAATGATGTCAATCTTATTCTTGCTAGCAATACTCGTATTGTCACTGGCGTTCTCGTCTTACCAAATGGTTATAGATCACGTTCCGACGCAATCGCCGAGTATTGTTGATGAATTGGTGACCAACCCTCAATAAAGCGTGTTGCTGGCTAAGATGCGCCCGCATCTTATAAGCGAATGAGTCTATGCGAACGCATAGACTACATTAAATTCCCGCAAATAATCACTATAATTTGGGTCATCACCGTGCTCCAAATTATATACACATTTGAAATAATACACCAAATACGGATTTCCCACATTTTCCAAATATGCTATCAGCCTCTCCGGTTTCTTACATTTGGCCCGTTCAATATTCGCGGGATGCCGTATATCATATACCGGCAACTCACTTTGTTCAGTCGCTCCGCTCCATTCCATTTCCACGCCAAACAACCACAACATCAAATATCCAACCGAAATCAAATCGTCACGTCTACTCACGCTGTTTCCCTGATGAACAAAATAACTGGCATATTTAGGCGAACCGACCAAATGTGGAGTCGGCACATTTGGATTGTGCTCCCCCAATTCGTCATCCTTATACATAGAGGCCAATCCGAAATCTATGACCACGACGCGACCTCTCTCATCCATCATCATATTGTCGGGTTTCACATCGCAATGAAGAATGCCGGTCTCATGAATCCAGCGAAATGCTGCCACAATTTGCCTACATACATCTAGGGTCGCCATCATGTCGGGTTGACGTCCGACTGGTCGCTCGTAAAAAGTCATCGCCAAGCAAATGTTGCCACCGTAGATGCCGTACCAATACACGGTGGGAACACAATGCTGGTTATCGGGACTCAGCTCACGTCGCAAAAAAGAGAGGACACGCGATTCGTGTCGTACAAACGCATGTTTAGGTTCAATTTTAAGGGCGACCAGGCGTCCGTTGGACCGATGTCGCGCCTTTAGAACGGTCGCGAAACACCCGTTTCCAATACGTTCTATCACCCGATACGCGTGTATAACCGGACCCGAGTCATTCATATGGGAATAGAGAGGACGCTAGCATTATTTTAATTTCGTCTAATATTATAAATGGCACCGACACCAATGGATGTAAAAGCCGACCGAGTAGTGGAGACCGCAAAGAAACCGGCGTATTTGCTTACCTTAGGAATCACCTATGTTGGATACGTATTTTTGTTTCTGGGGGTTTCCTATGTGTCACCTGGATACATTCGCGCCTTTGGCAATTTCATGCATATTATGATTTGCCTTTTCTTGATATATAAGTTCAACCCATTGCGCGGAAAAATCCAATTGACCGAATATGATTCGCAGATGATATTTTTGTCATCTATGTTTATTCTGGTGAATCTGGGTCTAACCGAGCTGTCAGATACGTTTTTCAATGATTTGAAGAAGGTGTTTGATGTGGATATGCGGACGGTTGTTTAAGCAAAAAGGTTTTTGCTTAGGCAAAGGCTTTTTGTAACATTAGACCATCCAAAACAAATTAAGCATATCATCCCTATTGGTATAGGAATGATAACTGATGACGAAATGCGAAAAATATACAATGACGCCAAACAAGACAACTCGCTGCTGTCCAAAATAAACGCGACCGAGTTACTGGCGGCATACGACAACAACAATAACAAATACTTAGAGGACAAAACCAGCACCGATATTGCGCAAGAAATCGCGGAGTCATTTTATTTATTGGAAGAAACGTATAAGATAACAGCGGCCATAAAACGCGACCTTGCCGAAAAACTCACAGGATACCGTTTCGTGGATGAACTGGACACATTACACGTCGGCAAATATACGCGATGGATACAGAAGTACACAGCAGAACCGCGCCCCAAAATATCAAATGGCGGTATTTTAACGGCGATTGAGCACGGCGCCAATGGCATTTTCTTGAAAATCCGATTGAACAACCAAGCGATAATCAATATCGCGTTTGACAACTGCCTCATTTATCAAAAAATGAGCACGGGAGAGCAGCTGGTTCTCTTGGTCGCGGATTATTTGGTTAAGGACACGTGAAATGTGTCCGACTGGTTAAAGGACACGTGAAATGTGTCCGACTGGTTAAAGGACACGTGAAATGTGTCCGACTGGTTAAAGGACACGTGAAATGTGTCCGACTGGTTAAAGGACACGTGAAATGTGTCCGACTGGTTAAAGGACACGTGAAATGTGTCCGACTGGTTAAAGGACACGTGAAATGTGTCCGACTGGTTAAAGGACA